TTGCGAAAAAGCTTGACAATTCTCCGCCCCGTGTGTTACCGCACTGTATGTTTATGATAAGAGTTTGCTTTTATGATCAAGCCCAATAGCCTGAGGAGATTTAACCTTAGGAATGCCGATGACGTGGACTACTCTGAGTTTACGGATGCGCAGTTGTTCGCCTGCATGTCTGACGCAGAGCGCCTGGCCCTTAAGCTGTATGATATGGGCGAGTCAGCGAGGACTACAGACAGGCGCGCTGAGCGCATGGAGAAAGCCGTACTTGGTAAGCAAGGTAATATCAAGAGCCTGAACAGGGCTGCAGGGCATGTAAAAGAGTTTGCCCACAGGACAGCGGTGAAGCGTATGGAAAAGTTCGAGTTGAGCCGAGACAAGGTCCTGGAGGGTTTCCTCGAGGCTATAGACATGGCCAAGATGAAAGAGGAACCCCAAACGATGATAGCCGGGTGGCGTGAGGTTGGACGTATGCTAGGCTTGTATGAAGCCAAGAAGCATACGATCGATATAACTGCCAGTGGTGAAGTACAGATAAAACACCTGTCTCAGATGTCTACAGAAGAGCTTCTGAGGCTGGCTGATGAGTCCGGTGATAACGTCATTGACGCGGAGTAGGAATATGTCAGGTGTGGGTGATGCAGACAAGCACGGAAGGGTAAAGCTGACGAAGGAAGAGATTCGTAAACAGCTCGCCAGACGTACACTTGCTAACAGAGATTTGTTATACTTCACGACCCTTACCCATCCAAACTATATGCCGGGGTGGGTGCATAAGGACATAGCTAAGCGACTAATGCGGTTCTCCCGACAGGTCGCAGAGGGAAACAGCCCCAGGCTAATGCTCCTTATGCCACCCCGGCATGGCAAGTCTGAACTGGCATCCATACGCTTCCCGGCGTGGCACCTGGGGCATAACCCCACGCACGAGGTGATCAACGTCGGGTACAACCTTGACCTACCCATGAAGTTCTCGAGGAAGGTACGAGAGGTTGTAGAGTCCGTAGACTACGCAAACATATTCCCCGATGTGTCAGTTAACCCAAACATACGCTCGGCTGAGTCGTGGCAGCTCCTTACAGGGGGTAGTTTCACAGCTGCCGGTGTGGGCGGTGGTGTAACCGGTAAGGGCTGTCATGTCCTCATCGTAGATGACCCGCTGAAGAACATGGAGGAGGCAGACAGTGCCGGTATACGTGAGAAGCTGGAGGACTGGTATCAGTCGACGGCTTATACGCGTCTGGCGCCTGGTGGAGGTGTCCTGCTGATACAGACGTGCTGGCACGACGATGACCTTGCAGGTCGCCTGCTGGAGGCAGCCAGAAGAGATCCTGAGGCTGATCAGTTCGAAGTGGTGCGGTACCCTGCCCTGGCGGAGAAGTTTGAGTACAGACACAGTGAGACGCTCGAGGCTATGTCCATGGAGGACTACGTACCCCCGGATGAGCTGGGGCAGGGGTGGGTATTCATACGAGCGCCCGGAGAACCCCTCCACGAGGCTAGATACCCCGCCTCAGCGCTTAAACGTATAAAGGCTACCCTCACCCCCAGGATATGGTCAGCGCTTTATCAGCAGTCGCCTGTGCCCGATGAGGGTATGTACTTCCGTGCGGAGTATTTTGTACACCAGCAGGTGATGCCTGACCCGCAGGGGCTAAACTTCTTTTTCGCGTGGGACTTCGCGATTGGTGAGAAGCAGACTAACGACTACACGGTAGGGACAGCCATGGGGCAGGACCAGTTCGGCCTGTTCTACGTGTTCGAGGTATGCAGGTTCCGTGGTGACTCGTTCACTATCGTGCAGCACATACTGGACATGTACAAACGCTGGCTGCCATACGCTGCGGATACGGTGACCGGTTTTGAGGACGGGCAGATTTTCAAAGCCATAGAGCCGCTGCTGAAGAAAGCGATGAACGAGACTAACAGCTATTTCCCGTATGAACTCCTGAAGCCGTTGTCAGACAAGTCGGTACGCGCCCGTGTATTACAGGGTCTTATGCAGCAGCACCGCATTGTGTTCCCCGCGGAAGCTGACTGGTTGTCCACGGCTAAACAGGAGCTTTTGAGGTTCCCGGCGGGTGCGCATGACGATATTGTCGACTCTCTTGCGTGGAATGCGCGATTGTCTGTTGACAAGACACCCCCAAATGAGGTACGTACAGTACCCATAAAGTCCTGGCGCGATAAGATACGTGTCAGCTCAACAGCGCAAAATTCACATATGGTTGCCTAAATGACAGATGACAATTCTCCGGATACGATTGCCAGCACCACGTGGGGCCGGTACGAGTTCATGCGTGACAACGGCCACTACGACTACATCAAGAAGGCACACAGGTGCGATAACTTCTTCCAGGGTAACCAGTGGTCAGAGGAAGACAAGAGCTTCCTGGCAGAGACTAAAAGACCTGCACTGACGATTAACAAGATCCTGGCGACTGTATCCAACGTATTGGGCGAGCAGATTTTCCAGCGTACAGATATCGAGTTTCGCCCGAGAAACTCGGAAGCGTCAGAAGAAGTTGCTGACGCCCTGTCAAAAGTGTTTAAGCAGATAAGTGACAACAACCAGTTGCCGTGGGTACGTAGTGACGTGTTCTGTGACGGCATAATTACCTCGCGTGGGTTCTTCGATGTCCGTATGGACTTCACAGATTCCCTGCGTGGGGAAGTGCGCGTAGAGCAGCTGAACCCCAGGTCTGTACTGATTGACCCTGACGCTGACTCGTACGACCCGGACACCTGGACCGACGTTATTGTCACCCGCTGGATGTCCCTGCCAGAGATCGAAGTCACGTACGGCAAGAAGTATGCTGACAAGCTGCGGGTACGTGCTAACCAGGTGCTTGATAACCCGCACCATGTGAACGACGACATGTATCGTGACAGGTTCGGCGGCCCGTACGAGAACACGTACAGGGCAGATTACTACGACCAGAGAGATCACCGTAACGTACGGGTGCTCGAGCGTCAGGTAAAACGGCTGGACAAGTTTGAGTTTTACGTAGATATAAACACAGGTGATATGCGCCCTGTGCCCCCTTCGAACACAGCTGAGATGACACAGGACTTCCTGGATAGGAACCCTGACATCACAGTTGTAAAGCGTACGGCCAAACGTATCAGGTGGGTTGTTGTAGCTGACGATATTGTCATGCATGACGACTGGTCGCCCTACCCGTTCTTCACTGTCGTACCGTACTTCCCGTACTTCAGGCGCGGGAGCACGATCGGTCTGGTGGAGAACCTGATAGACCCACAAGAACTGCTGAACAAGGCAAGTTCGCAGGAGCTGCATGTGATTAACACAAGCGCTAACTCCGGATGGGTGACTAAGGTCGGAAACATTAAAAACATGGCTCCTGGTGAGTTGGAGGAGCGTGGTGCTCAGACTGGATTGGTGCTCGAGGTAGACGATGTCTCGCAGACCCAGAAGATCCAGCCGAACATCATCCCGCAGGGCCTGGACCGCATGACATACAAAGCGGCTGAGAGCATTAAAGAAATCTCAGGCGTGTCAGATTACATGACAGGGTTTGCACGTGAGGACGTGTCAGCCAAGTCAGTAATTAAGAACCAGCAGGCCGGTACGTCCAACCTGGCCAAGCCCATGGATAGCATGCAGCGGACAGACTGGATTCTCGCCAAGAATATCCTGACGCTTATCCAGATGTTCTACACAGAGCACCGTATCTTGCATATTACGACTGACCGTGCTATGAACCGTACCGAGAAAATGGAAGTTAACAAGCCAGACCCAGCTACTGGCCGGATCATTAACGACCTGACGCTTGGTGAGTACGGCGTAGTTGTCACCTCTCAGCCCGAACGCGATACCATGGAGGACAATCAGTTCGACCAGGCTGTCCGCCTAAGGCTGGAGGCAGGTGTACAAATCCCGGACTCTTACATAATCAAGGCATCCCGCCTTCGTGACAAAGAGGAAATTATCCGAATGATTGAGGGCGACAAGGAAAGTCCGGAAGCGCAGGAGCAGGCGCAACTGCAGAAACGTGCAGCACTTGCCGAAGTTGCAGAGCGTGAGGCTAAAGCAGAGAAGACCAAGGCCGAGGCCCATAAGATCACTGTAGAGGCTGAAAAAGAGTCAGACCCTCAGGCCGAGATGGCCCTCAAGGTACGTGAACTCGAGATTCAGCACGAGCTTAAGCGGCGCGAGCTGGAGATGGACCACGAGCTTGAGGTACAGAAAGCTTCGGCCGAAGCCGAGCTTAAGAAAGCGCAGTCGATTACTGACCGCAAGCAGATCATGGAGAAGCTCGCCATGGAGCGCCGTGAGTCCGTTGCTAAGCTCGAGATAATGCGGCGCGAAGCAGATCACAAACTTGATATGATGCGTAGAGAATCCGAAAAACCCCAGGAGGGATAATTGTATGAGTGTCGAAGAAGACCGTGGTGACCTGATTGAAGGCGATGATATCCAGCAGGATGAGGAGCTAAAAGCGCCTGATCTTGACCAGGAGCCTGATAAAGAGGAAGAGGAGTCCCGTAAAGAGGACCCCATGATTCCTAAAGCCAGGTTTGATGCAGCGCTGGCCAAAGAGCGCAAAGCGCGTGAAGAACTTGAGGCCCGTATCGCCAGGTTCGAGAGGGAAGCCCCAAAGGCTGAGGACCACGCGGTAGATATCGAGAAGGTACAGGCTTACCTAAACGATCTTGAGGATAAGTACGAAGACCTGTTGCTGGATGGGAACAAGGTAGAGGCCAGACAAGTACGTGCTGAACTTACACGCGTACGTAACGGACTGACGAATTACATGGCCGACCAGACGACGCATAACGCCAGGTCGTCTGTAGTGGAGGGGCTTAAATATGAAGAAACTCTTGCAGCGCTTGAAGAAAAGTATCCGTCAATTAACCCGGATTCTGATCAGTATGATGAAGCGGTTACGAACGAAATTGCGGAACTTGCGAAGTCGCTTGCTGGGTCTGGTAGATCCAGAGTAGAAGCACTCCAGAAAGCAGTGTCGTATGTAATCAAAGCTCCTTCAATGGAGACCAGGACAG